TATTTGTAATAGTTACAGATCCTGTGGCTCCACTCACGGAAATTCCTGTACCTGCCACAGCAGCGGATACTCCTTGCACAGCTCCAACTAGTCCATTAAATGAAGTTACAGCAGTACCGTTTACCCAAGCACTACCGTTATACTTTAATACTTGACCGTTTGTGGCAGATGTAATTGTTACGTCTGTTAGATCGTCTATACTGGTTGCTGCCACACCACCACCACCAATATTAGACAGATTTCTAAATATACCACTGTTAATAAATTTAGCGTCGCTTGTGTTGTTTAATTGTGTGGTTCCACTCTTAACAATAAGGTATCCACCAAACACTCCCAAATTAGCAGTGGAATCGTCTTCGCTAAACGTTTCAAACGGAATGTTTGCTTGTGCAGTTTCAATAGAGTTGTACGTTTGTCGCCCGTAGTATGCAGCAATCACGTTAGGAACACCGGGCAAGAAGAACAAACGTTGTATGGTGTACTGACCACCGGCTACAGAATTTAGTGTTCCAGTTCCGTCATCCCATTTGGTAGGATCTATAGATGAGTTAGTGACGACTGCAAATTTACCGGTTCCGTCACGGTAATAACGGTATACGGTTGATATGGGAGTTGCGTTGGTGTCTTCCACCACGTTTGGACTGTCTGGATTGGTGGTGTAGTTTCGACCAATCATGTACGCTGCACCAGTGCTTTTATTTACTTGGAGATTGGCTCCGTTAGCACTGATTTCGTGTCCTGAAATCTTTATAGGACCAAACGCCCGAACAAACGGATCTAGCTGTGACGGTTGACCGTATGCCATGTGTGGTACAGCTACAGCAAAATTTATAGAAGTGTTATTGGGATGGACCAATACACCCAACGGAATAGAGTTGTCGTATTCGCTGTCTGTCCATTTGGTGGTTGATTGAACTATATTTCCTGACGAATTTATCTTGACCCACGTGTTTTCGTATGCTGCAAGATTAGCAACGGTTAGCCCGGTTTGAGCCTCCCAGTTAATGTAGGTGATCACTGCATTAGGATAACCACTAGTGGAACCACCGGGCGTAACAATAATACCACGGCCAGCGGTCACATCAAAAGTTGCAGTATTACCCACATTTACTGTGAGTAGACCTCCGTATAGCAGACCACTCTGTAGATTTTCTACAAAACGTTGCCCCGAGATTCCACGTATAAGGTCAGTGTCTAGTCCAGATTCTGCACCATCATTATACGATGCCCAGCCTGTGACTGCACCAGTGTATCCGTTGAATGATATAACGTAATCGCCAACTGGACCAGTTGCTCCTGTGTTTCCTTGTGGTCCCGTAGCACCGGTTGCTCCTGTAGGACCAGTTGCTCCAGTATAACCCAGTCCTGTAGCACCTGTAGCACCACCACTAAAAACACGTTCCCATGCACCTACACTGTTATTCCAAGACCACAGAATATTGTTAAAGGTGTACGTTTGACCAGAAGTAGGACTACTAGGAAAATCTATTGGCATATATGATATTTATCTTTAAAATTCTACCCATGCTCCGACCCAAGTAAATACTTTTCCAATATCTTCGTTGTACCAACGGTCTCCATTTATTACAGTTTCTCCATTATCTTGAGGTGTTGTTGTATACACAAAAAATGCAGTTATAGTACGTGGAGATTCTGGAGTGTTTGTTGTATTTATTTCTACATCTACCTGTTTTCCTTTTCGTGTAACTGTAACACCATTGCCTTTAAAGTTAATATCATTTACGGATTTTATAACACGAGCACCATCATTGTAAATACCAACAGCACCTCCTCCTCCAGCAACCAAACCACCGGTAGGGAACTCTCTAAGCCAACCATAATTTTTTGCTAGTTGTTCTGCATCTCCTTTAGATTTTACTAGTTTAGAAAGTATTGATTGTATTTTATCAACATCAAAAGACAACTCTCCTTCCTCTAAAACCAAAGGATATTTAACAGAAGCTACTCCAGATTGACCAGGATCTCCCTTATCTCCTTTGGGACCTTGTGGTCCCTTTTCTCCTCTTGGACCTATTGGTCCCTGTAGTCCTCTGTCCCCTTTGGGCCCTAAAGGCCCCTGTATACCACGTTCTCCTTTTACTCCCTGAACACCCTTTATTCCTTGGGGGCCCATTTCTCCCCGAGGACCTTGAGGACCCATTTCTCCCCGAGGACCTTGAGGACCCATTTCCCCCTGAGGGCCTTGAGGACCCATTTCTCCTTGAGGACCTTGAGGCCCCATTTCTCCTTGAGGACCTTGAGGCCCCATTTCTCCTTTAGGACCGATTTCCCCCTGAGGGCCTTGAGGACCCATTTCTCCTTGAGAACCAATTTCTCCTTGAGGACCCATTTCTCCTTGGAGACCTTGAGGCCCCATTTCCCCCTGAGGGCCTTGAGGACCCATTTCCCCCTGAGGACCTTTTGGTCCTTGTAGTCCCTGTGGTCCTGCCCATCCATCCTCTCCAGGAGGTCCCTGTGGGCCAGGAGGTCCAGGGGGTCCTTGTGGACCTTCTGGTCCTTGTGGCCCTGCTATAGCTTGAAAACTGATTTCTTCTTTAATTTCAGTTTTAGGTTCTTCAGATTTAAAATAACCACTAAACTTTTTCATTTTACACGTATACTGTTACGTATTTAATAATTTCTTTAATTACTAATTTTAAAATAGGGTGTTGTCCACTATACACGATAGATGGTGTTGTTATTTGTGATGTTTCTAGAATTTTAATTTTCACGATTCACCTCTCCATTTACGTCTACTCTTCCTTCAAGGATTCTATTAACGTAAGTATTTCCTATGGATAATTCTAAATCATATAAATGACGGCCTACTGGTATTCTGGATGTGGTTTCCCAACCCATTTTTATATGAATACCACCAGTTAATGCAGTTCCATCTATATTTTTATCTAAACTTATTCCACCAATTCCGGTGTATCCTGAAGTATATCCTGCAGTATAACCAGAAGTAACTCCTCTACCGGTAAGAAAAACTATAGGATAATCATCATCTTTATATCTTCGAATTTGCATTGAAGCACAAAACCCAGCTAGAGTTATTGCGTTATCTGCAGTTCCGAGATACTGTAAAAAAAGATTAAAATTAGTGCCTTTATTTATTGTAAGGTCGTATTTTGCTGCCATAAATGTATTTATGGACTTAACGACTTACGCCTTTTGGTCTTTGTTTAAACTTTTTTGATTTTTGCAGTACCTGAGGAGGGGGTTGTGGTATTCTTTGCATTTGTTGTTTTACTTGTTCATCCATTTGGCGTACAGCTTCCATTTGGTTGGTGTGTTCAAAGAATTTTATATATTGATTTAAATTTGTTTGAACTCTTTCCACATGCTCTTGAGGCATACGATTTTCTGCTAATAATTTTTTACAAGCAGCGTAACCCATATGAGGTTTACCTGCATAAAATGCGGTAGAACCTATTTCGTCTAAAATTCCATACTTATAAACGTCGTCCTGAACGAAAAGAATATCGTCTTGTGGATATGGAATTTCTGAAGCCATTCTAGCAAAAAGGAAACCCAATTTTGGATGGCCCATTAAACGATAAACTCTTGCTATCTGGTATAGAGGCTCTGCTCGGGTAGGTCTTAGTTCCCATGCTTCTAAGAACCCCTGCTGAATTGTTTCCCAAGGTCTATTCAATAGACCTCTGCACATTCCTATACGAAAAGCAGAATAGAACTGCTCTTCTTCCCAACCACCCATTTCTATGCGCTTTTTATACGCTTCTTCTGCCTTTTCCCATTGTTGAGAATCGAAATAACTTTGTGCAAGATAAAACTGATAACGAATATTATTCGGTTCTTCTTTTAAAGCATTTTCTAAAACTTCAGCATCTTTTTTATATTTTTCTACAGGAGTTATGTTTACATTTCTAGCTCCCATAGTACGAGCCACAATCCTATATTCTCCCTCTATTTTTCCAATTTTAGGAGGACCGGGTTCTATTGTGGGGTATTCGTGCAGAACTCCAATATATTTCCATCCCCGTCCAGTACGAAAAATTTGAGTTCTCCACCAACTGAATTCTGCTCTACCAAACTTCAATGCCCAACCGTCAACTTCTTGTGGTATTTCTGGAGGAAAACTAAAAGAACCTTCAATGTAATCATCTGCATCAATCATCCATGCCCAGTCGGCTTTACCATCACACAAAGCCAAAGCTTCGCTTCTATTGTGACCAAAGCTAACCCAAGGACGTTCGTGAAGTTCGCCGGGTATTCCTTTTTCAGCAAAATAATTTTTAATTAATTCTTGAGTTCCATCCGTAGATCCCGTATCTACAATAACCCAATAGTCAATATGTTTATATATGGAGTCAAAGCACTCTTTAATAATGTGAGTTTCATTTTTTACGATCATAGACAAACATAATTTAGGCATTAATATAGCTCCTGAGTTAATTAGCAAATCGATCTATCATATCTAGGTCAGCAGTAGATGTGCTTTTTCGATCTACTTTAGATTTTATCCAAGCGTATGTTTTTTGTATACCATCATATAAAGTTTGTGAAGGTTGCCATCCTATTTTCTCTGCATATAATTTATTATCTGAATTACGACCACGAACTCCCACAGGTCCAGCAATATTATTCACAGACAGATCTTTCTTGGAAATATTAATAACCATTTTTGCTAGATCATTGATTGTAATCATTTCTTCAGATCCGATATTTACGGGTCCAGTAAAATCAGAATTCATTAAACGACGAGTTGCTTCTATACATTCATCTATGTACAAGAATGATCGGGTTTGTTTTCCGTCTCCCCACACATCAATATGTGTTCCGTTTTTTGCTTGAGCTACTTTACGACAAAGAGCTGCTGGTGCTTTTTCTTTTCCACCATCCCACGTTCCTTCTGGGCCAAAAATATTATGGTAACGAGCAACTCGAACATTCATACCATAATTTCTAGCAAATGCTAGGTACAGTCTTTCACTAAACAGTTTCTCCCAACCGTATTCGCTGTCTGGTGCTGCAGGATACGCAGAATCTTCTGAACATTTAGGATTATCTGGATCTTCTTGATTGTATGCAGGATACATACATGCCGACGAAGAATAAAACACCTTTCCAACTTTATTTGCTAGACACCGTTCTACTATATTGAGGTTAATAAGGGCAGAATTGTGCATGATATTTGCATCGTTTTCTCCTGTAAAAATGTACCCAGCTCCACCCATATCTGCCGCAAGCTGATACACTTCGTCAAACTGACGGTGAGCAAACGCATCATCACATGTTTTTTGGCTTCTTAAATCACCAACGATAAAATGATCTGCTTGCGTTGGAGCAAACTCTGGCATTTTTAAATCAACAACACGAACCCAATAGCCCTCTTGTTTTAAACGTTTTACAAGATGAGAACCAATAAATCCACCGCCACCTAATACTAATGCATTTTTCATAATATCACCTCAAGTATTTATCAGTAAATTAAATGAATATCATTTCCTTTTTTAGTATTTTCTATCACATAATTAGGATTGATATTTAAAATTGCTGTTTGCATTTCTTCAAACGTAGGATAACCGGTATAAAATCCATTTTTGGATAAAAATCTACAATCATCAATCATTATTATATGATCATTTCTTTTGCTGTAAGTTTTTATAGCATTTAATTCGTCAATCATAGGAGAATAATTTGCTGTATGTGCATCTAATAATATAAAATAACAAGTATCGGGATTATCAGTTAGTAATGTTTTTAGAGCATTTACACTATTATCGTATATAAAATTGATATTTGGATGTTGTTTTTTTATATTTTCGTGAACTTCTCTTAATGATTTGCCATCATATGGATTATAGTCTGGATATAATTCTATTGTTTCTACAACTTCAAACATAGTTGCTAATCTAACAGCATTATCCCCACGATAGGTACCTGCTTCAATTGCAGAAGTTATATCTTTTAATCTACTAATTTTTTCTAAATTTTCGTTTAAAATTTTAGAAAATGCATCATGGTTGTTATTAATATTTGAATTCATTTTATTTTTTCTTAAATACTTTAAAAGTTGTTCCACTGTTCATAAATCTATCAGACCATGGTTGAAATTCTTCTAAAACCGTTTTATCTATCATAAAGTCATGAATTTCTATACCAAAATCATGGCCCATTATCAAATCTCCCGGTTTTAAAAATTGTGAATATATTTGTATTTCTAAAGGTTTATTTCCACCATCAGATATTATTAATGTTTTATATTTTTTAATATTTTCTATGATAATATCACGAGCAATTTCAGAAAAAATATTCATCTCAAACGATTTACAATATGGGCATATCGTTTCCATCTTTTCAAACCAATGACCTGCACCTTCATTTGCTCTATCATACCAAGCAGTTTTATTTATTTCAAATGTATGAAATAAAAACTGTTCACTAACACACGCCGTGGTTGCAAGATATACCGATAAGCCTCCTTTTTGGGAGCCTATTTCAACCACATATTCTGGTTTTTCTGTTACTATAAGATTTTCTAGTAATTTAAATGCAGAAAATGCTTGAGATGCTCCTCCTGCTAATATTCTTGTATTAACAGACATAAGGGCATCACAATCAACATCAAAGTTAAAATGATTTTCTGAAAATGCATTTCCGTGTAATTTATTAAAATTTAACATCATTAGTACTTTCTATTTTAGAAGCAATCATTTAAATAGTTTTAACGCTTTCAAGGAATACTCTACACATATTTATAGCTCGTTTAGCTCTTTTTATATTTTTATTTGCCTGATATGGTATCATTCTAAATAGATGCATAGCACAATAAAAATTTCCTTTATTAACAACGCGAATATATGGTTCATTTAAAAGATCTGCATAAAATCTTATTATAAGATCGTATTCTTTTGATGCATATTCTGGTGATTCTTCTTCATCCCACCATTCATATTTTGTTAAATATGATTGTAATAATTTTCCCAAATCTTGTTCTGCCACTCCGGGTCTATTGTCATTATCAAAATCTATAAATTTAAAATCTTTTCCGTTTGTTAATATGTTTTCATAAGTCAAATCACCAAAATAAAAATTAGTTAACATTTTTGGTTCTAATAGTTGTAATTTATTCTTATCTAATTTATTAATCAAATCAAATATTTCTTTACATTCGTACTCTAATCCTAAATCATTTATAGTTTTTTGTTTTGAATATATTTTTTCTTCCAAATATTGAGCTAACCATCCAGAAGTAGGTGTTGTAAAATCATACAAATCTTTGATTGTATTAAATACTTTTTGTAAAATAGTATATCTCTCATCATTTGTTACTAAATGTAAACCACAATAACCTATTAAATTTTCCATTGAATATTGATTATTATTGAATTCGCCTATTTTAGGAACACAGTAAGAATAATTAGATTCCGATATATTTTTCATTGATTCGTATTGTGATTTAAATTTATTTTTTTGATATTCTGAAAAATTATCAGGTAGTGTTTTAACTATAAAATTATTTTGTTCGTGCAAAATAGCCATACTATGACCGAGATTTAAATTTTTTATACCAACATCTCGTTCAACTTCGTGTGCCAAAGCCATGGTTTTATTTGAGTATGGTTTTTTATCATTGATTAAATGACGAGGGCCCGGAGGCAATCCCATTACTAAATTCTCATAAATTATATCATTATTCTTTAATAGTAATTCTAATTCTGGTCTAAATTGCTCGTCTCTACTCGTTGTTAATACTATAAAACAATTATTATCTTTTCTCCACTCTTTTATTTTTTCTTTTGCTCCATCTAATAATTGAAATCCAGATTTATAATTTGGAATATTTTCGTGTTTTATTATAGTTCCATCAATGTCACAAAAAATAGTGTTTGCATTTTTTTCTTTGTATAGATTATTTAATCTTTTTGGATCACCAAAGAAATCTGCTTTTTTGCACTCTACTATTCGTACGTCTTTATTTTGATTTATTAAATTTGATATAACATCAGAAATGTATTTGTTATTTGTCGTTTGTACACTGTATTCTTTAAAATAATAACAACCAATTACTCCATTTATTTTATCTTGATCTGAAGTTGTTGGGACTTGTTTTTCTGCTATTGCATTTACCTTTCCGTTGTAAGATGCAGCTATACTCCAACTTGCTACTTCATCGATCAAAATATTATACCCCATGATTATGCAATCGTGTTTGTGTTCTAAATTAGAAAATATTGGTGTTACATCTACAGAATGATCACAATCACAAAAAATAACATTTTGTATATTAGTTTTTAACCACTCATTGATTGTTTCTATCGGGCTGTTTGTTTTTGTTATTGTTTTTATAGAATATGGTATTGGAAGATTAAATTCTTTGAATTTATTTTCTATATTAAATTGATTGTAATGATCCTCTCTCACAATAAACACAAATTCTTTAATCAATTCCTTATGTTTTAAAAAAGGATTTATTGCTAATTCTATAAATGTTTTATCAAATATTTTTAAAAATGGTTTAAACTTATTGCCAAATCGTTGTCCTTCTCCACCCATAGGAAATACTACAGTTATTGTGCTCATTTATTCCTCTTTAATTTAATCTAAAGTAAATATTTTACTATCGTTAGCAAACATTTTTACTGTTTCTAGAGTATATTCTTCTAGAGATTTGCTTTTTAATTTTAATTTATCAATAATACTTTGGGGTAAAGTTATTATATCACAGTATTGTGCAGCAAAATGTATATCTAAAGAACTTCTACTACCTGCCCATAATAATTTAATATTTCCTCGTTCTTGTAATTTATCATTAATTTTAGAGATTACGTCATTTGGCACTAATCCCGTATCTGCAATTCTTCCACAAAAAATAGATAAAATACAATCATGAGTCTTATTTAATCCAGTTTTTATTAATCTTTCAACTTGTTCTGGTGTAAAAATAGACGTTACGTTGATCTTTATTCCTTCTTCTAATAATTTTATTATAATCTCAGAAGTGTCTTGTTTATTTTCTGTTATTACTGGAATTTTAACATATACATTATTTCCCCACAAACTTATTGTTTTTGCCTGTTGGTATATTTCTTCTAAATTACTAGATAATGTTTGTATAGAAACAGAATAATTTCTAGAATTTTTTATTATACTTGTGCAATAGTCTTTATATGACATCGGAACAAATTGTTTTACTAATGTTGGATTGCAAGTATATCCTACTATTCCGTAGGAATCCATTATAGTATCCATATATTGTTTATCGGGCTTTATTCCGTCAGCAAATAATTGTAGATTGTTCATGGTATTATTTATTTAAAAAAATTTAGAAAATCCTTTTTGTGGATTAAATTTGCATTCTGTTTTTTCTACTTGTTCTTCATAATAGTATTGATTTTGTATCATATACATCGCATATGGAAATTGACCAGCATCAATGGGATATCGTTTTATCCATAACATATCAATTTTTGGAAATGTTTTAAATATTTTATCACGTATTTCTGCATAAACTGTCATAGCATCATTTCTTTTAGAAGAAATTGTATGCAAATATTCAGATTGATTATTAAAGTGATGTTCGGTTCTAGTATCAAATTTTTTCATATAATTTAAACCTATCCAAGAAGGCATATTTAATTTATCTTTATAATAAGAACCATCGTCTCCAGCTGGAGGTAGATCTAAAATATATTGTTCCAAATAATCACAAGAAAATACTTCGTTCATATCTTCAGTATAACCCCAAAAAATATGGTCTTGAACAAGATATGGATTATTTGCGTCTATACCATGGACAAAAATATGCCCTTTTGGTGTTTTTCCGTTTATATAAGACATTATATTATCATTAATATAAAAATCAACAAATGCTTTCATCATATTTAATGAATTAGGAAATATATATTGATCACTTCTCATCTTAACAGTGTATTTAGAAGAACATAATTTTAGTCCCTCTTTGGTACTTTTTAATTGAAGATTCATATTATTATAATGTGGTGTTATTTTTTCGCTCTGTATTATTACTATTTTTTTATTATTTTCATATTTTTTAGGTATTGTTTCTCCTATCCAAGTAGATACAATAACCTTATTAACAAACCATGCTTTTGAAAATTCATTAGCAATATCTAATGTATCAATTTCCACACCATTAATAATATTTTTATATATGGGTCCTTGAAGTATTATATCTGTGTCTTGTTTAAAAATTTTCATAATAATTATTTTCTTTTTAAGATAGTCAAACCATTACAATTTTCAAAAATTTTTTCTATAGACCATTGAGGATTTGCATCTAAGAATTCATTAATTGCTGGATTTAATCCTGTTTTATTTTCTAATCCAATAAAAATATCTTCATTATTGATTCCAATTTGTTCATCTCCAGAATCTTCATCGGTACTTCCGTATGTAGTTGTGTCGTGAAAAATAATATATTTTTTTGCTTTATTTCCGTGCAATTCTAGTTCTTTTTTGAGTTGTTTATAAATATGAAAAGTATCAATAAATAATAGATCAGTTGTATCTATATTTAAATTTAAAGTATTTCCTTGAATAAATTTATAATTGATATCATTGTTTGCACAAAATTCTTTTATATCTTCAAATCTAGTTTGAGTATTATATTGATTATCCCATTTTGATGGATGGTGTAGATCCACCGATATCATAGTTTTAGGTTTTCCTAACACAAAAGAATAGGTTGATACCATCCATCTTGAACCCAATTCTGTTATGTGTTCGCATTTTGATGCATACTCTAAAAGAGTAGCTAGATGTTCATTTATATCAGATTTTGTTTTTACTAACTCTAAAAAAAAATTAAAAATTTTATCATTTATGTTCATTGTATTATTTTCTTATATTTTTAATTCTGGTAACATACTTATGTATGTTTTATTTTTTTTATTTACTTTCCAAAAATCGTATATTCCTTTATCTACTTCATATTCATCCCAGATAAATTGTTCTCTTTTTGGTTGTTGCTTTGCCCAATTCCACATTTTAATAAGTCCTGTTTCCAATGATGTTTTAGAATCATCAAAACCTAAAATAAATTTTGCTTTGTCATGGGATACCCAGGCATGCTTAACTTCATGTCTTGCTGGTAAATGCTGTATCTCTACATTACCAATAATATTTGCTAAAATATTGGCAGAATCTTTTATTTTATATTCTTTTAATCCACCGATATTAAATATTTGTTTAGAAGCAACCGGATCTATAGCACATTTCCAAAAATATTCAACACAATCTCCAACATAACTAAAGGCTCGGGTTTGCTCGCCATCGCCATAAATTGTTAATGGTTTATTATTTAATGCTTGATACATCCAAATACCAAGAACGTTTCTATATTTATCCCATATATTTTGTTTTTCTCCGTATACGTTATGTGGTCTAATTATACACCAATCTAATCCGTGTTGTTGACCAGCAATCTGTATGTCCATTTCACATGCATATTTTGCCACACCATACGGGTCTATAGGATTTGGAGAAAAAGTTTCAATGAATGGAGGAGTAGCTTCTCCATATACTGCCATACTGCTGGTAAATATTAAACGTTTTACATCATTTGTTATACAATTATTGATAATTTTTGCAGTAGCTATTAAGTTATTTTGATAATTAAACGAACGAATAAATGGACTCAATCCTTCTGCAGCATATGCTGCAAAATGAAAAACATAATCTGGTTTATATCTTTTAAAGATATTATCTAAATAATTATCATCTGCTAAATTTAGTTTATAAAATTTAACTTTTGGATTTACGTTTTCAGTATAACCACCAGATAAATCATCTATCCCAATAACTTGACCAATATCATTTTCTATTAAATAATCTGCTAATCTAGAACCTAAAAGACCAGCAACACCTGTTATCAAAATATTCATAATATTTCCTTTTCTTCAATTGTATCTAATAGTTTTACTTTATCTGGATGAGTTTCATCGCAATGAAATCCAAAACTATTATCTGAAGAATAAATTTTTCCATCCACAACAGTTGCCTCACATGAAAAAGTAGCAGCAAAATCTATATTATTTGTAAATTTTAATCCAGCATTTTGGAGTACCGTTCTATAAAGATTGCATATCAATGCATCTTCTGGTAAACCATTATGTTCTGGTTTATACATCGTAGATATGTGTTCTAATAATAATTTTGAACGTAAAGTAAATCCACCATTTCCTATTTGATTTACTTTTTTATTTTTTAAACATTCTTCTAGTATTATTGGAAATTTTGGTATATTATAAGATAAATTATTCATTCCCCACGGGGCTCCCAAATAATCATAATTTAAAAATTCAGAATCCCATTTATCTGGATTTATTACAAATCCATCAGATTGTATTAATAACACAAAGTCAGTATTTACATATTCATTTAAATTTTTAATACAAAATTTGTTATATTCATTCCAAGTTAATTTAGATATTTTAAATGTTTCACAAAAATTTGGAATATAATCTCCACTTGTAATATATTTAATAGCTCCAAATTTTATTTTATTAGCACTATACTTTAATGCTTTTATAGCATTAAGATCATTTCCAGAACCATCTATTGTTAGAAGAGTTACATTTTCTAAATTAATCATAATATAGTTGACCACTTTCTTTTATATATGTGATCTATGTAACTAAAATCATTAAATCTAGATCTACCGTTTATTTTTCGTGAGTACATGTATAATTTATCTGTTGTATTTAATTTTTCTATTAAATAGCAAAATGATGTTTCTACTGTATGAATTTCTTTTGCGTGTTCTAATATCCAACAATAATCAAAAAGATGTATCGGATCTCCATTATCATAATTTAATTTTGTTGGATCTATTTTTATTTGTTTGGTTGTAGAATCTGTTATATTTACTTCACGTGTAAAGATATCAGGAGGAGAACCAAAACTATTGTTTATGAATATAAATTCGTCTCCATCTTTTAAACCATAATATTCTTTTAAACGTGCTTCTCTATCGACATTTCTTGTAAACACAAAATGCTGTTGCCAATCGTTGTCGCTAACTCCTACCAAAGGATATTTTGATTTCATGGGAACATTTCCCATTATTCTGTCAGCATCTTGAAATGGTATAAAAATCGTTTCTTCTTGATTTTTGGGATGAAGTTTTAGTATATTGTTATGCCCATACATTTCTTTATACGGAAAATCTTCTGTTTCGTCCCAGTATTCTATATTTTCGCTTGCAATATAATCTTTAATATACACATAACCTTTAGCTAGTGGCCATATTACTTTATAATTATTTTTTACTAATACTTTAGCGGCCTTTTGAAGATAAAATATATCTCCCAATCCAGCAGGCTGTCTTATTAATGCAGTTTTCATATATTCTCCTGTATTAATCTGTACACCATATCGTCAGCTCCCTCAAGGGTGTATAGGCGTTGCATATTATCCTTTATTGCATTCATCTTAGAATAATATAGATCTGGTGTTAAATTTTTAATATCAAATTGATCATCTAAAATAATTACACCATCCATATTAAAGTAGTTACCAATATCAGACGGGCCCCAATAAACAGGGATAACTCCGTTTGCAAAACAATCTGTTATTTTTTCTGTATAATACGTATCATATTTGTCATTCTCTGTTACTATAGAGAACATGTAATCAACTAATGCCTCATCTTTGTTGTGCCATTGAGTATTGAGATCTTTAGACATGCCTATCTTTTTGGTACCAAATGCTCCGCCATATAGATCTAAATTATCTTTAAATTTAGCTGCAAGACTATGCCTAAATGCATGTCCAGATGTTATAACTTTAGCTGATGCAATCATTGAGACCAATTTTGTTTTATTGTGTATTTTATAATTTGTCTCTGTTGTCCATGGTAGATTGCTACCGGCTAAACAAAATTTAAATTTTGAATTTAATTTACACAATTCTTTATCTGATGTAAAGATAGTTTCAAATTTTCCTGCTTCAAAAATAAATTTATGCTCAGTATACAAAGCAGCATTTAATTCTGGAACAATACTTCTAGACTCGCAAACCCAACCGTATCGTTTTTCTCCTTGTTTTAGGGGAATATTATTGTAAACAACTTGAACTATTGTGTTGTCTAAAAATATTCGTGTTGGAGTATAAGAAGTACACCAACTGAATGTTTTTGGTTTACGGTTAGAGTTAGACGAAAAGTGATTAATGGGGTCAAAAGGAGCCCCTAAACATTGTATAGAATTCATATATTATTTTATATTTCCTGGAGATTGCCAATCTATAACGTGTTCTTGCATTCCCATTTTACGTAAAGATTCTTTTTTAGATTTTGTATCTGCTAAACCCATCTCAATAACTGTGTTATTATTAGATTTTCCCGGCCAAGCACAAAATTCTGGTCCTAAAAATTTAATATTTAAATTTTTATTACTGTAATAATAAATTAATAAATCCATTAAACTTTCATGATCAAACCATTTTTCCTGTTGTGTTGAAATTTTTGCTAAATTAATCCATTCTTGTAAAAATTCTAATACTTTAGTATTAAAAGAAAAATAAACCGGAGAGGCTTTAGCACAGGTTATTTGTGGACATCCAGCTGCAAAAACCATATCTGTATTATTATTAAAAGAATCAAAAACATGTAATGGTTTTAAAACGCTAGAATCGATATCTAGCCATATCACTGGTTTTTGTTTTTCAATTAAAAGTTTATAGATAAAATTAGGTTTGCTTAAACAATTTTTTTGATATGAGCCTAATGATTGTTTCTCTCGTATATCATATGGAACATTTAATTCGTCTAATTGTTTTTTTAAACGAACGGCATGATCACTATAATATGTTGTTTCATCTACATCACTATAAAAAGAAATCACCTGTGTTTGCATAATTAAGAGTTTCCTATATGATATTTAGGCACTAATTGCCAATCTTTCTTTTCTTTGTGTGGTATAATTTTTAGTTGTGCTAATGTTAATTGAGGTTCTGCATATTCTTCTGGATCTACTGCTTCTACTAATCCCCAATCTACTAAAAGTTTAACTATTATATTTCTACGACCAATATCGCTATCACTTATATCGGTTTCAAGACCATCAAGATCTAATAGTTCTTTAAAGTGCATTATTGCATATCGTCCACGTTTATGAAGTATATGACAACTTTGATACAATTTTTTTTCTTTTTTCGATGAAACTCCCATTCTTGTTAGAGTTTCACGAACTTTTAAAAAGTCGTCTTTAGATTTTAATTTTACTTCTACACCCAATCCTTCAAAAATGTCTTCTATTTCTTCCATAATATTTTACTTTCATATATTATAAAAATATTTATGGAAATCTATTTTTATCCGGATTTGCTAATTCTAATAATAATTTCCAATTATCTTCTGTAATAAGGTGGATGGCTTGTTTAGCCTTGGTATGTGAATAACCGTATACGGTCTTTAGGGCTTCTATGCGTTCATTGGATTCGTCTTTAATCCATTTACTATACCTTTTACGGGCTCGAACAGATACACGAAGAAAGTCATACTGAAGTTTTTTGCCCAATCCTGGTAATCGGTTCATCTCGTTGGCCAGAAAGATGGTATCAGAAAAGTAAGAAAGACCGCGATTGGCCAGAAACGGATTATACTCTCGTTCACACCCCGGATCTTCGTCCATAAGTGAAATTTTTGTCTGATTTATGGAATTTAGGAAATCAAAGGGACTCATTCTTTAAACTCACAATTCATCATTAGTTCCACCATAAACGCACACAGATTGATCTCTTGATCGGCCACAAATGCTGTCTTGTATTGATATTCGCCTACAATGACAACCGCCTGAGGGATACTCTTAGGGTCTAGATGCTCGTATAAGCCATCGTAGACCTTCCTAAACACGTCCTGAGGGCTGTTGTCTAGGTTATTAGCTACCCACTTACGAATCTCTGTAAAGTTCTTAGTCTTAAGAAATCCCATTAGTTCCTTGATATTAAGTTCTCCAGCCGTGCTCAAAATTCCAATATCAATAACACCAGCCGCAGAGTACCGCTGGAGTTCATTCAGAGTACGACGAAAATCCGGAAAAAACTTAACCACAACCTTGGACAGTACCTTGAGATCGTATTCGATACCTTCCATTTCTAGAATGGCCTGACAACGAGCCAAGAATTCCTTGGCTAGTTCTGGGCGTTCCTTGGACGGAAAGTTGAAGTCAATAACCGTACAGCGAGAATGGATAGGTTCAATAATACGGTTCTTATAGTTGCACGTCAGGATAAACCTGCACGTCTGAGCAAACTCTTCAATAGCTCCACGAAGGGCTGGCTGAATGCTTTGGGCGTTAGAGTAGTCAAACTCGTCCAAAATAACAATTTTCTGCTTGGCTCCTTCTGACAGAGACACTGTGCTGGCAAACTGCCGGATCTTGGTTCGTAGAGTATCAATATTACCGTCTTCAGAACAGTTGATCAGAATGTAGTCTGCACCCAGTTGAGTACACAGAGCCTTGGCCACTGTGGTTTTGCCCATACCCGGCTTACCTGCTAGAAGCAAATTAGGGCACTCTCCAGACTCAACAATGGCTTCAAAGGTGGCTTTAAGATCCTTGGGAAGCACACAGTTCTGAATGATAGCTGGTCGATACTTCTCTACAAGAAGTCCGATACTGTCGTTTGCTGTTAACATATTATGCCTTATAGGTGCTGCTAGCATCCATAGCTACCCAATAGGTAAGAGGACGACTAGCATGGGTAAACTGTCCAATAACACTCTTGGACAGGGCTACATGGTAGTCACCGTCCAGCATTTTCATGTTTTCCATCTTGAAGTTAAATGAAAAGTCTGCACCTTCGGGATTTTCACCAACCTCTAAAGAAAACACGTTACACGTAGGATCCTTGAGATCACGAACAATAGCCAGAACGGTATCGTTCATGGAAACAAACGAAAGATCTGGATTGCCAAGGACTGCGGCTGCTCGCTGTAGTTCTTTGAAGTCGTCTGCGGTGAGATCAAACTCTACCACAGCATCAACCTTCTTGATGCTCTTTGTGGGATACGATAGAAGCTTAGGATCAGAGTAGTAATACTTTACTGTGGATCCACGAGCACCGGTAATGGTCATGTGCTTGTCTCCAAATGCCATTTCTGGATCTTGGAACAGCGAAATTACACCCAGCAGCTTGTTAAGATCCCAGATACCAAATTCAGTATCAAACGTCTCGTCTACTTCCACCTCTGCCATAATGTTCTTAGTGGGAGACATGGTTACCAGCTTAGATCCGGGCTTTACGTACAGATTAGAGTTAATACCACTGAAGTTCTTAAGAATATTCAGGGTGTCCTTAGAAATTGTTGTTGTCGCTTTAGTCATAATATAAAAATCCTTTATTTGTTAAATCGTTCAAAGTTTTCAAAGTCTTCGCCATCAGATGTATAACCATGCCGTAAATCATTCAGCCAACCTTGTTGATTTGGTTTTCGGCCACGCTTTTTCTTTCGTCGTGCAGCGGCTTCTTTTTGTTCTCTTTTCCAACGCTCGTATTCCGATTCAGGTTCTGGAGTATACATCAAAATTCCTCTAAATGTGGCATAAGGCTCTTCAATTTATGATCAATAAAATATTGAAGCAGCTTATCTCTGCCCTTTCCTTTCTGCGATTCGTAGATTTCTAAAATATGATCTTGTAAATCTTGTGGTACATTACTCATATCAATCAGTGTGCTATTTCTAATATATTTAGGATTTTGATAAAACAAAGACGATTCTGCATCAGTTTTAATTTGAGCAATACGTTTTTGTGTCATTGGCGTTTGTCGCTTACCATCTTGTACAAAAGTGTCATCATCACTAAGAATATTAGGAATTCCGTCACTAGAATCACCACCTATAATGTGTTCAAAAAGAACTTCACGAGGATTAGAACACACAAGGTATTTATCTGTAGTAGGACTGTATTGTTCTACATTTGAAAAAATTTGAAGTTGTTGAAAATCCTTATCGTTAGAAACAATAAGAATTTTTTCATTTTGATGATATGTTTTACAGAGTGTGTAAATAACATCATCAGCCTCTGCGCCCTGTAAGCGAATACTGGGATATGGAAATACTGTCTTAATTTCTTCTCTTATTAGATCTAAAACTTCAAATACAGCTCTCCACTCGTCTTTTTTTGCTTCTTGTTGCTTTTTACGATTAGCTTTATAATATGGAAAATATTGTTTACGCCAATAATTATTGCCATCATTACAAAGAATCATATCTCCATACTGTCTAAACTTTGTGCGGTATTTACGATATGTGTTTAAAACCGTATGGCGAATATAATCCTCGTTTAGAGGTTCGCCATCATTTGCTGCTTGAAATATGTTTGCCAGAATAATCTGGTTGTTGTCAATAAGTAACATATGTTAATTATATCATACAAAGAAGAAAAGTCAAAATAATTCTACCCATTGTTCAGAATTTGTATCTTTAATGTATTTGTATAATTTTCCAGTATTAGGATTAAACCATTCGTCGCCCTGTAATACACGAGATGGTGGAACAGTAGAACTAAAAAATGACACAGTAGAAGAGGTTCTGTCACCTATAAGTGGTTTCCAACCAGAATTTGTATGTTCTGGAGACAAACACAGTGCTGGATCTCTATCAGCGTAATATGCTTCTCCGTTTTTATAAACAATATCTCCTTTAAGATATTGAATACATTTTCCTGTTTCATCGGTTACTTTAAATATTCTCGGACCATTAGCCATTTAAAATATCCTTAAATTCTTCTAAAGTAGTTATCATTTGTTTAATCTTGCGTTTTCCAAGAAAAGAAAATCCTTCTTTAAGGTCTACGTCTTGTCCTTTATATGCAGTTTTTAGTTCTTTAATATGGGGATCTAACACTTTTGCTAGACGTTTGTAGTGAACAGGTTTAATACCTTCACCACGAAGCCACTCTGTGTGATCTACATTTTTTAATCCATCACGAATAGCAAGATGGTAAAAATGGTCAACACGACCTTCAATTACTGCCATATATTCTATACTTTTCTTTAGAATGCGTTCTTGGACATTAACTTTTTCTTTGTTAGGATCTTCAACTTTAGCCGGACGAACCAAACCCTGATGAATAATCTGATCTATATTTTTCTTGATCATATCCAAAGTTTCTGGGCGAAGTTTTCCTCCAAGATTCATAATTCTGCAGCGACTACCAATATACATAAACTCCATACAATTAATATCACATGCTGCAGCAGCTTTAATATCTTTCTTGGAATATTCATTTTTCATCATCCAGTCAATAACCCAAGGCTTACACATATTATTATCACACGAATAACTGTACCAATTAATCGCCTTTAAAATCTTAGTATCGTATTCTTCTGGAGTTAGTACGTCTGTATCTTTCCATACAGGCTCGCTGCCCATAATTAAAGAATCTACAGAATCTCCTCTTCCAATTCGTCGTGATACTTTTTTCTTTTTCTTTTTCATACAATCCTACTAAAGTTCTTTTTCTTATCTAGTTGTATAACGTGATTAAATCTATCTAGTAATTGATCAGTTTTGTGGCTGATCACAAACACATTGGCTCGGGTGCCAAAACTAGATAGAAGCTTCATCAGCTCATCCACTCCACCACTGTCCAAACTGGAGTCAAATACTTCGTCCAGAATAAGCAGATTAGTATTGACACTGTTCTTCAACTTTGCGATTTCTCGCCATGTCAGAAGCAGTGCCAGATCGATTCTCATCTTTTCGCCTTCGCTAAATGATTCGTAGCAGAACTCATCACGATGACGACTTTTAATTACTTCATTAAACTCCTCATCTAGATGAAAATTTGCATAGAAGTCCATACTATTAAGATACTTGTTTACGTACTTGTTAATAAGTGGAATATAATATTTTATAATCTTGGCTTTAATACCATTGTCTTTAAACAAGAATACCAGTTTATCATATGAACGAAGTGTGTCTAAGATCTTTTGTTTCTTTTCTAAGAGTTTTCCTTGTTTGCTCAATAGGTCTGAAAGCCGGTCTTGTGCTTCTTGAATTTTTGATTGTGAGTCTGTGGTTTCAACTACTGCTAATACTTCTTTGTCTAGTTTTTCGTTTAGTTTAACCAGAGATTCTACCGTTTGTTGTTTAGCAGAAACTTTGATAATCAAATCGTTAAGTTTATTCTGAACAGACGTAATTTTGTTCAGATTATTTTTAGACATATTTATTGCTTCTTTTATGCGCTCCAACGAGCGATTGTGTTCTTTGGCCTTCTCAGACTTCTCGGTAATGACTGTCTCTTTGTGTTCTTTACTGATGGTTTGCTTACAAGTTGGACAACTGTGGTTTTTTTGGAAGAACTGGATATCTTCTTGTACGCTTTCAATGGTGCTTTCGAGCTTGAAAAGGACAATTTGCTGTTTCTTAAGTTCCGCATTAATCTGGTCTCCTGGTTCTATTTCTATTTCCAGTTCTTTCATTGCTTTCTGGAGTGTTTTAATTTCTTTGGAAATATTTTTGATTGTGTCTGTATTTTCTTCTAGAGTACGTTTACGATCTGCCATACGATCCGACGTATTTTGCTGGTACGATTCTAATACCTCTTTGGTTGCACTAATCTTTTCATTTACTAAAATTAGATCAGAATCTACTGCTTGTAGATTGCCTTTACTAGCACCAATCTTAGTTTTTAATATGCTATTCATCTCAGAAAAAATACCAATATCTAAGATATTTTCAATTACAGTACGACGATCTGCTGGTGTTAGCTGCATGAACGGAATAAAAGAAGATGAACCTAGTACGACAACCTGTGAAAATGTTTTATGATTCATTCCCACAATCTGCTCTTCTAAAATATTTTGGTAGTCTTTGCTTTTAGCGTCTTCATTTAAAAGTTCGCCATCTTTGTATATCTTAAATACTTTGGGAGCTAAACCACGAACAACTTTATATTCGGTTTTTCCTATAGTAAATTCTAGTTCTACTACGCAGTTCTTTTTATTGATGCTATTTACTAGTTGTGGAATATTCATATTCCGAAACGGCTTTCCAAATAACGCAAAGCTAATAGAATCAAGAAACGCAAACGATTTACCGTTTCCATTAGAACCACAAACTAATGTGGTTGCATTCTTTCCTAGTTGGATTTCGGTAAATGTATTACCAAAAGATCCAAAGTTTTTAAATCGTACAACTTTAAATGTTATCAATCTAAACTCTCCATATAGATTTCACGAACAATATTTTTTAACTCTTCTGCATTGTCCGCTTCCATACCATCTATTTCTTTATTAATAATACTAAGAGTGTCTTCAGATACGTCTATATCTGTTTCTTCTTTAGTTTTATCACTAAGATCTTCAATGATACTTACACTTGCTGGTTCTACAGCATACAGTGAATCTATGAATTGGTCAAATTTTATTTCACTATTTTTTTCGTAAACTATTACCTTTACGTAAGTTCCTTTATATTTTGACGGATCAAAGTCTTGTATAAGAGTACCGTTTCTCCATTCCACATTATAAAACATTTTATTATGGTTGGGAATAAACTGTAGTTCTCGTGTTTCGGTATCTAATACATGAAATCCTTTTATTTCATGGGTATCAATACTAGTCATCTGATACTGTGTGCCCAGATAGTGTACATTTCCTTTAGAACTTTTCTTATGGAAATGGCCGGAAAGAACCAGATCAAATTTTTCTAAGAACTTATCGTCCATACCTTCGGCAAATTTAACCCCGGGCATAACTTCGTATCCCGACAGTTCTAAATGTCCTGCTAGTATGGTTGCTTTGGTGTCTTGGATCTTTTGCATAAACTGTTGTTTGTTTTCTTCGTTGATCCACGGAACCATCAGAATAGTTGCACCATTAAAACATACTTCTTGTACATCTTCGTATAGATGAAATGACTGGTGGCATTCTGCTAGAACTTCTTTGGGAGAGTTTAGTCTGTTTGTATTCTTATAGAACACATCGTGGTTTCCTAGAATACAGTGTAGCTCTACACCATTAGCATCAAACCAATCAATAAATCGTTTTTTAGTGTGGTGAAGTGTATTAAAATTAATAAACTTACGACGATCAAACAGATCGCCCAGATGAAGAACTTTAGTAATTCCGTGTTCTTTAAGATACGGAAAAAACTGTTCTTCAAAAAACTTAAGAAAATGATTTAAGAATAGGGGAGAGTCGCCTCGTGCCCCAAAGTGGGTATCACCAATAATTGCAATTTTCATGATTTCTTTTTAGTACGCTTTTTACGTTTCTTTGGTTCATATTTTTCAATATCACGTTCAGAAATTTGAAACAATTCGCTAAGTGCTTGTCGTGGTGTGTCTTTTTCAAAATAATTTTCTCTAAACCATTTATGTATTGTTCCATCATCCATGTTTTCAGTCATCTTTAATTTTACAAACGCCTGTTTCTTTTCTCGTTCTATTCGGCGTAAGAATGCATAGTATATTATCTGTGTAAAATAAGAAAAAGGATTTTTAGATTTTCGTGGATTAAAATTGTGAGCATACATCAAACAATTTTCTATACCATCACCAATCATTTCTTCTTTATACGGATAATTAACAAAGTTAGATTTAGAAGAAAGACGTTCTGCTATTTTAAGAAAACATGTTCCTATATAATCTGAAACTGGTGGTGGATCATCTCCACTATCTTCGGCTTCACGTATTGCTTTTTTCCATTTGATCATTTCTGCAAGAAATTCTTTATTATTAATATAATGATCTTCTTGTAATATTGGTTTTAAATTGTCTTCACTTTTTATCTTTTTAGATTTTTTAGACTTTCCACTTGACATGATGTAAAATTCCTGCTATAATATATTGTCTGGAATAAAGAAGAATTAAGTTATTTGTAATCTTCTGAGTTAGGATCTGATGGCCAATCAGTCCAACTGTTTCCAAGATCCTTTTTATCTTTATCATTACCAGTGTACTTGTCGGGGCTCATGCCTTCGCCATTTTCATTAGTAATTTCATTGATCATCTCACCTAATTCTTTTCGGTCAAGTAGGCCAGACTTTAGAAGTTGTACGATTACTTCAGGTGAGAATACAAGGTTCATAAACACCATTTTATCACCTTTTTGAGGTTTTGCAAGATCTTTTAAGTTAGAATCCATTTCATCGTTTTTCATAGACGAATCGATCATATCCTCAACATGTTTCTTAAAATCGTTGATTAGATCTTCATCCGACATACCTTCTGATAACGGAGGAAATCCAAAAGGAAATCCAGATTGTTTTTTTGGTTTTTCTGGTTTTGTATCTAATTTTCTTTTTTCTGCCTCGTATAATTTTGATGCATTACTAGATGCTGGAATTATAGTATTAATTGATTCTTTTGATAACGCAGCTATTTTAGTGTCTGACAACATTAACCAATCTTTAAGCATAAACACTTCACGCATACCACCAAACAAATCTTGAGTTACCATAGATTTAAACACCATAGGTCTGTGAATTTTAATTGAACCATCTTTTGATAAACGAACAGCACCTATTAAATCTTCACCAGACTTTAATTTAATTATTTTGTAATGTTTCATTGGACTCCTTTGGTAGTTGCACCGACACTAATTTAAACGGAAACCCTTCATTAGTATATATTTTTAATCGTTCATACAGATGATTCATTCCGTGATTGATTTGTTTCTTGTATCGCAGATCGTCTGCTATATCAATCAATTTCATCTGAATTTTTGTTTCACTCTTTCGTAATCCTCTCCCTATAGATTGTAATATTCGTATAACCGATTTAGAAGGTGAGGCAAAAACAATATTATGAATGTTTCTTATATTTATACCTGTAGAACATGTACCATACGAAGCAATAAGAGTTGCATTTGATCCAGAATCCATAATTTTTCGTATTTGTTCTCTTTCATCTACTTCTGTAGCTCCATGAATAAAATAAACAGGTTTTGAAGAACTTGATTTAATTAATTCATAAAGCGGTTTTCCTTGCAATTCAACAAAATTAAAAAGAACTAGAGTATTTCCATTTAATTTGTTACATAAATTTTTTATAAATGTGTTTCGTCTGGTATTACTCACAACCCAACGAATTTCGTCCACATACAACATTTTTTTAGTTGTTTCAATATCTTCTGGACTGTATTGTAGCTGTAGACAGTCAATGTTAATATTAGACAATAGATCTTGATCTATAAGTTTTTTAGTGGTAGTGGTATGATACGTAGGACCAAATAAACCTTCAATAACTAGTTTATGAGTTTGTGTGCCATCAAGTGTTCCTGTTGTACCTATACGATATTTGGTTTTTTTGGCTTTACTCATGATAGATGAAAGGGATTTAGCTTTAAACAAATGACATTCATCACCAAATACACCAATAAAATCTTCAAAATAATCGTATGGCTGATTGTAAATGCTCTGCCAAGTAGAAATAATTATACGTTTGGTAGAAGTTTTATCTTTACCAGACATTACTGTATGAATATTTCGATCTGCTCTCCACGAATCGTGTTTAGAATATTCACGAAAATCTGCTAACATCTGTGCTACCAAACTGGTGGTTGGAACTATTATTAATAATTTTCCTGTTGGATTCTGATCTAACATCCAACGACATAATAGATATATCATCAAAGACTTACCAGAACCTGTAGGAGACACTAGAAGGGCTCTAGAATGCTCCAAGGCATGTTGCACGGCCTGTATCTGGTAATCGTATGGTCGAATCTCTTTACCTCCAGCAGATATACTTAAACCGTCTATAAATGTTTTAACATCTTTAGGATCCGGTTTATCGTATGAAATAGTAGATAACTCCCAAGTGTATCCACGATCTTTTGCAAATTTTATTACTTGATCGGTTAAACCGGCAAATATAGTCTGTGTATACAAATTAAACAGACGAATTTTGCCGTCCCAAAGTTTCTTTTTAAATGCAGGAGTATATTGAAAGTTGGGAACACTAAACGTAAAATAACTGTTGAGTTCCTTGGCCAAGGAACGATCACAATCAACTTTAATCATTACAGAATCTGGTTGTGTGATCGTCAGGTCGGCCATTAAACTCCTTGGGTAAATTTATACCAATCTATCATAGCACGAATTTGCCATTGTCGATTATTGATAATTTTTACTATATTTTCTAGATAATTAACTTTTTCAGACTGAAACGCAACTCGTTCGTCCAGTTTAATCCAATCAGAATCAGATGTAATTAAATCGTCTGCTTCTGTTTTGAGTACATTAAGCTCAAAAGGTTCCCAACCTAAATTAGTCAGTTCTTCTTGACTCATACGACCAGTATAATACAGCCATTTATTACGACGAAGAACTGCTTGTTCGTTTTCTAATTTCTTTAAACGAAGTTTTTCGTCCATAAAAAATGTAAGATATTTATTATGAAGCTGTGGTGTATTTGCAGATTCACGATCTAAAGCAGTTTCGTCAATCTTTAGATCTTCTTTAATCATTGTTTTAAGTTCGTCAAAAGTCATAATTATATTATACAACAAAATTTAAAATATTCAAGTTATAAGTATTCTATTTTGTAATCCGTAAATGTAAAAGTAGCTGTGGCTATAGCTTCCATAGCATCTGATGTTATTGTATTGAATTGAATCTGAGAAAGCTCTATAGGGAATAATCGTCTAAAAGACACTTTTATTTTTGGTTTATATGAACTGTTTGTTATTAAAAGATTTGCATCAGATGCTTGATTTTCGTATGAATTTTTCATATCGGTTTCAAAATAATTACTATTATCTTTCATCCAATTATGAATTTCTAACCAATTTTTTAAATTTTCATCAACTTTAAATCCTATAACAAGAGGATCAAATCTAACAGCACCAACAGGAACTTTTATAGGATGACTAAAAATTGTTGGTTGTTCTACTTCTCCAAATTTCATTCCTGGAAGATTTGCTGCCTGACAAAAATAAACTATATTTGGAATCCTATTTAAACTAAATTCAAAATAATTTATTAATAATGGATTGTTTGTTTCTGGAGTAGGCATATTAATATTTATGTAAACGAAAAGGGGGGTCCTTTTTACGGGACCCCCCTTCATCGTTAGTTTTACTCACTTATCAAGTGTTACCGTGAATATTGGTAATTCTCATGATACGGTAGTATTGGTTTCCACCGAGAGCATTGATGTCAGTGTTCTCAGCGAATGGATTGCTAACCATGCCGTAACGAGTCTTGAATCCAATCTTGGGTTGGAAAGTGTTTTGATCAACTGCACGTACCATTTGTAGCGGAACGTATGGGCAGTAGAATACACCAGCGTCGTATGGGCTAGCTCCACGATAACCAACTAGAGCAAAGTCTACACCTAGAGCGGCATATGGATCAATGTAAACCTTGAACTTGCCGTTTAGAATACCAGCAAAGGTGTTGCCAGTATCATCAACTTCTAGTTGAGTTTGAACAGCAGGAGTGAGGTTTAAGAATCCACCCATAACTAGAGCTGAAGCTACGTCGCTGCTGCAGATAACAAAGTTACCTTTACCACGACGAGTTTCCTTGGCAATTACGTTGGCTTCGCGTTCAATTTGATACATTAAGCCACGGAAGCGTTCTGCACTCCAACGACCGTCTGAGTCAGCATTTAGATCGTATACACCAGCAGTGGTTAGATCGCTTTGTGAAGCACCTTGTTTAGCGGTACGATATAGAGTGTAAATTAGCTCACGATTAATTTCGTTGAGAATTTCAGTGCTAAGAATATTAGCAAGTTCACTCTCAGCGTCAAGACCGTGTACAGCACGGAGATCTTGAGCTAGTTCAGTGGTGTATTCGGCCTTTAGAGCACGGGTCTTAGCTTCTACAGCAAGACGTTCAATGCTAAATGCCATCTCACCAAAAGTTTTTCCTGCTCCACCTTCACCTAGTTGTTCTGCTCTGCTGGTAATCATACCACGGAAATCGTTAAGATCAAAGTTAGCATTGCTATCACGAAGACCAACTAGACCGGTTGAAGCACCAAAAGTGCCACCGCTAAATCCGTGCATACCATTAGCGGCTGAAACACCTACAGGGTTTACACCACCGGTTGCTGAGAATGCAGCACCAGCAGCAGTACCACCGCTACCACCAAACTTAGCAAAAGCTTCTTGGAATAGAGCTTCTTGACCGTTACCGACTGTTCTAGCACCACCACCGCTGTCTTGCTTGCCGTAACGGCTACGCATAGCAAAGATAAGACCGGTTGGTGCACTCATGGGTTGCACACCAGCAATATCGTAAGCCATTAGGTTAGGCATGCTACGACGAACTAAGCTGATTAGAATAGGATCGTAACCTGCCATATTGCTGTTAGCACCACCAACACCAGAAACTTGGCTTTGGGTGCTGAGGAAAGCTCCGCCCATTGCATTGGCTGGAGTTTCTATTAGCATTTGCTCACGAAGAGCTTTTTCTTGATTTTCTAAAAGTTGTGCAGTAACGCGCTTTTTGTAGCTATCTTTAATTTCTGGGAGAGCACCGTGATTAAGTAGTGGTTCCCATTTCTCGGTTAATACGTCGAGAGGTGTAGTATTTGCAAAATCCATTGACATTTTAAGTTTCTCCTTGGTTTAAATTTATTTATAAATTATAGATTTTTAACTTGACGAGCTAGTGTGTTAACATATACAGACATGGGTCCGTCAACGTTAACGGGCTCTTTTTGTTCTGTAAGTGTATCTGGTTCTTTAGCAGCTACAGGAGCAGCTTTAAGATAATTTTCTTTGATAATATCAAGTTTGCTCTTGAATTCTTCAGCAGAGTTAAACTCAATATTTTCAGATAGTGTGGCTAATCTTTCAGCATCTACTTGAGTTAGATCTGAAATTGACTCTAGGAATACACCACGAGCAGCAACAAGTGTTAACTTGTTGTTTAATTCCATATTATTTTTAATTTGTTCGTTTAGTGTTTCTTCTAGTTTTTGATTTTCAACAAACAGATCTTCGACCATATCGTGTTTGGCTTCGGGAACTTCAACGTAATGGCTTTCGAATAGACTCTTCAAACCATTCATAAAACTTTCAGCTACTTCGGTTCTGATTCCAGATTCTACTGCAAGCTTG